CGTGTCCAGGTTGAAGTAATACGGCTCAATCTTCGGATCGCGCGGCTGAATGATCATCAGATGCGGGAACGGCTTCACCGCCTCCGGCGCCGGCGTGGCCTCCACGGCAAAGGAACTGGTGGGCACGATGTTGGCCAGCGCCGGGCTGACCTTGCCGGCGACGTTGTTGATCGCCGTGGCCGCCTTACCCGCCTGTTCCTTCAACGTACCCAGCCGATCCTGCACTTCAGCCGCCGCGCGGGTGGCGCGGCCGTACACCGCCGCCACCTGACCGACCTTGACCTGAGCCGCGTCGACGCCGCGCATCACCCGCTGAAGCTTGGCGCCGATGGCCGGCCCGACGAACGGGATGTTTTCCAGCTCGGACGCGGCGCCGGTCAGTTCGCGGATCGCGCCATTGACCGGGGACAGCATGCCATCCGCGCTACGCCGCCCGGTTTCCGCTGCATCCACCAGATACTTCAGACTTGATTGCATCTGCTCCATGTAAGCCATGAAACCTCCTTAGACATGGGGTTCGTCGTACAGCTTGGCGGCGTTACTCCTCGCCGCGTCCGCCATCATTCGCTGCATGTGCGGCATCAGATCCTGCGCCAAGGTTTGCGGGTCTTTGACATCGCCCTGCACCGTGACCGGCATGCTCAGTGAATACTGAAACTGCTGATCCACCTTGGCCGGCTCCGGCTTCGCCGCCTCCTTGGGCTGGATGGCCATCGCCGCCGACTTGAGCGGCGCCGTCACTGCCATCGAGCGCGCGACATCCCCCAACACCGGGCCTTGCTGCGCCGCTGACGCCATCATGAGCGGCGTGGTCGGCACCGGTGCCTTTGCCGTTTGCTCGGGCTTTTCATCCTCACCGCCGAACAGCGACTTACCCAACGATCCGCCCAGCGCCGCACCGCCCTGACTGCCCAGGTAAGCACCGATCATGCCGCCGATCGCGGTGCCAATGATCGGCACAACCGAACCGATGGCGGCGCCTGCTGCTGCACCGGCCATGGTGCCGGCTAGGTTGCCGGCAGCCGAACCGTAACCTTCGGCTTTTTCGTCCTTGGTCTTGGCGTTTTGAAAGGTTTCAAAAGCCATCGCGCCGGACTCCAGCAGCGTGCCGCCAGGAATGACCTTGGCCGCCTTGCCGACCTTACCGACGGTTCCTGCGACGACGCCGAGCTTGGACAATGCCCCAGGAACTGAAGGGACTGATGGCGATGGGATCGAAACAGGGGGACGTGAAACCGGAACAGGTGGACGAGGCACAGATGGGCGAGGCCCCCTCGAACTCGGCAACGACCGGCGCCGAGCGCTGCGCCTTGACCCACGTCCACGTCGGCGCGATTCGCCCGACGCATCCACACCGCCCCCTATAGCGCCGGCATTGACGACGAAAACCTTCTGGACGCCGTCGTTACTCGCATCATTTGCAGCGCCAAGGCCACCGCCTGTTGCCGCTTCCTTCACCCGCGAAACAACATCCAGGCCAGTCGCTACCAGATCAAGCTCACCGGAATTTTTATTGCGGGTTTCGCTCCCACCCCGACCACCGCGCGACCCACGCGCAAGGTTTAGCAGCCCCTTGCTGATCTTGATCGTGCTGAAGATACCTTTTAAGGCGATCAGCCCCGCCCCGACCGTGGCGATACCGGCAACCACCCCGGGCGCGCTATCCGTCAGCGACGTAATGCCTTTAGTGACCTTGGTCAACGACTCGGCCACGGTGTCCGTCACCGGGCGCAGCGCATCGCCGATGCTGCGCATGGCGTCATCCATCGACTGGGCCATTTCCGCCCATTTCTGCGATGAAGACTCGCGCCGCTCGGCGAGGTTCTTGTCGAGGATCCCGGTCGCGTCACGCGAATCGTTTTTGAGCTGGCTGTACAGCGCCTTGTTCTGCATGTAGGCCGACAGCGCGGCCTTGACCTGCATGTCGGCGAACAGGTCGCCGGTGCGCAGGGATTCTTCCAGCGAGGCCATCATGGCCTTGGCCTTTTCAGGATCGGCTTGCTCGCTGATTTTTGCCGTGGCCTCGGCCATTTTCGCCGCACGCGCCGGATCGGTCGCCTGAATGTATTTCTGAGCCAGCGCCATGCTGGTCTCAAGCGTGGACATACCGTTTTGCAAACCGGTCTGCATCGATCCCTTGTAATCAATACCGGCTTTTTCGTAGGCCTTAACCGTGTCGGTCGAGCCGATTTTTCCCATCCAGTTTTTCAGGTTGTTGGCCGCTTCGTCCGAACTGCCGGCCTGCTTCATCTGCACCTGCAGCATGGCGCCCAATTGCGTCACCGCATCCAAGCCAGTGATGCCGTTGCTCGCCATGTTGGCCAGCAGTTCGGGAAACCACTTGGCCATGTCGGCCGCTTCAAAGCTGCCCGCCTGACCTTGGTAGGCGATCGCTTCCAGCGCCTGCTGCATCTGCTTGGGATCGGTGATCTTGGCGTTCTGCCCCAGGGCGTTGATCATCTTCGCCGTATCGACGCCGCTGGATCCCTGCCCCACGACAAACTTGGCCGCGACAGGCGCGTATTCCAGCGCCTTGCTCAGTTCCATACCGGCGCCGACCAACTGATTGACCACGTCGGCCACATCGTTGCGCGCCATGCCGGTGTCGCGTGAAGTGTCGATGATCTTGCGCGACATCTCCTGCTCTTGCGGCTTGTTGGCAATGCCGGCCTTGATCGCGATGTCACGCACAATCGCGCCAAAATCAGCGCTGACCTTGGTCGGTACCGCCATGGCACCGACACCGACCACCGCTGCACCCACGGCGCCCTTCATGCCCTTTACGCCAGAATCGATCTGCTCATGACCCTTGGCTTTCAGCTCGGCTTTGTTGGCCGTCTGCCCCATCGAGCGATAGGCTTTTTCCAGCTTGCCGACCTCGACCCCCTGCTTTTTCAAACTGTCCAGGTTCGAGTTCAAACGGTTGAGTAATTTGGACGCACCGGCCGCGCCGGTGTCGTGAGCCTTTTTCCATGCTTCGCGCAGGCGGATGGTGTCGCCAATCGTGCGCTGCAGCACCCGCGCTTTGTTGCCTTCAGCCTCAAGGCGCTTGATGCGCCCGGTCACGTCCTTGAACGCAGAGCCGACCGTGGAACTGACGGCGCCGCCGATCACCAGCCCGAGGGCGATTTTGTTTGCCATGTGATGGCCCCCATGTGCCCAGCACTACCAAGGCGGCTCAATCCGTGAGCCACCACACCATTTCCGCAAACGGCATCGACTGGATCTCGGCGGCGGAAAATCCGGTTTCCGCCGCCAGACGTTTCGCCGCCGCCTTGATAACGCTGGGGTTAAAGCCCGTCGTCGTTGTCCATGCGAAAATAGCCGGCCTGCAAGCGGTTAAAATCCACCAGCTTCAGCCCCTCCAGATCCACGACAGGCGCACCGGACAACGCAGCAAACAACACCAGCTCGCGCTGCTCATCATCACCACCGACTTCACGGTTGGCCGCCCGCACGTCGCCCACGGTCGGCGAACGCAAGGCCAGCTTATCGACGGTCACGCCGTTGATTTCACTCGGGCACGACAGTGTCACCAGCACCTGGTCGGTGGTCAGCGACAACCACGCCGGCATTGATTTCGAATAATCGGTTTTCGGTACCAGGTGCGAATACGCCGTTTGCACGCGGCGATAATCCGTCAGCTTGAGGCCTTCCAGATCCTTCAGTCCGACTTCGGCGAGACCGGCGAACAGCATCAGTTCGCGCTGTTCGTCGTCGCCGTTGGCAGCACGGTCTGCTGCGCGCACCTCACGCACGGTCGGGTTACGCAGGTTCAGCGTCTCGACGTCGATGCTGTTGGCTTTGCTTGGCCGGGTCAGAGTCACGACCGCGCCGAGCGCACTGAGCGACAGCCAGGCCGGCAGGTTTTTAGCGATTGCTTGAGTCATCTGGATCTATTCCTTACAGGCCGAGCGCGTTGCGCACTTCGAGCAGTTGGTCTTTGCCGTCGATCACCTGAATGCCGGCGACCATGTCGATTTCGTACATCAGGCGCCCGTCAATTTCGAGCTTGTAGTACGTGACCGAAACGGCGTGTTTGATCTCGGCCGCATCACCGGCTTGCCAGTCCCCCGGATCGACCTCTTTGAGCCGACCGCGCAGGGTGGCAACGACTGCCGTTACCGCGCCCTTCTGGCCCTTGAAGGCACCACGGAACGTGGCGTTGAACGCGGTGCTGTCAGCCAGGCCGAAGTATTTGAGCGACTCGCGGCGCACGCCCTTGGTGACAAACGAGGCTTCCATTTTCTCAAGCCCCTGATCCATCTCGATGGGGCCGGCCATGCCACCCCCACGATATTCGTCAGTCTTGGTGGTCAGCTTGGGCAGCGTCAGGCTGGGGACGTCGCCGGAGAAGTTCACGCCGTCGACGAACAGGTTGGTGTTGTACAAAGTCTGAGGAATCATTGGTTACGCCCCCTTAGGCTGCTTCAAGCACTTCGGTCATGTACTGATCGGTGACTTCGAAAAGGAAATTCGGGTTTTCGGCCGGCGGCACGTCGGTGAAACGGATGCGCCAATACACCTTGCCCTGCGCGATCTGGCTGGCCGTGTTCAGTTCGGTGTCGGCAAACACTTCAAAGTTGATGATCGCGCCCTGAGCTTTCAGGTCGCGCAGGAACGCTTCCAAGCCGTCAGTCACATCCTTGACATAGGTCTTGGTGATCGGGCGGTCGACCGCCCATTTGTGCCCCGCCTGCACCGCATCCATGATGATGAACAGCGTGCGAACGCGGGTGACGAATGCCCACTTCGGATCGCTCGACAGCGTGCGGTTACCCCACAGGCGGTAACCGTCGTCGCGAATGATCGTGGTGATATTGGCGTTGTTGAGCAGGTTTGCCCGGCAGGTCTCGTCGCCGTCCAGGTACTCGACCGCGCGGCCGGTACCGGTGATGCCGGTCAACTCCTTGTTCGACGGCGACGCCCAGAAACCGTATTCAGCATCCGTCCACGCAAACAGGCCTGCTGCCCAAGCCGAGCCGGGGGCGTCGACCGTCGAACTGGTGACGGTGTCCCAGTACTTGACGCCCGGGTCGACCATAAACAGGTTGCGACTGCCGAAGTTATCGGCGTAGGCCATGGCGGCCTCGTCGGTGGTGCCAGGGCCGTCGATGATGCCGATGGCGCGCAGTTTCTGCGCCAGGCCGTCGAGCGCCGTAGCCACCGCCTGAGTCGCGGTGTGGCCCGGTGCGATCAACAACCGCGGCTGAGCATTGAACAGGCTTTTACCGTCGAGCAGCGCCTGCAGGCCGGTACGCTGACCCGAGACCAGTTCACCGCCAATGATCGCTGAGGTCTGCAGCGCCGCGTCCTCCAGCTTGGGCACGCCGATGGCGACGATCACCGCCTTGGCTTTGACGTAGATCGCCTTACACGCCTTGGTGATTGCCGAATCGGCGCCGAAGGCGGCAATGGCTTCGCGCTCGGTGGTGATCAGCTTCAGCTCACCGGCCTTGGCGGTACCGCCACCGAGCACGCCTGGCGTGAAGGTGTCGCACAGACCGATGATCGACGACGACGGCAGCGAGATGGTGCGCGCACCAGTGTCGACCGAGGTGGTCGTGACGCCGTGGAAAAAACTCATAAGGGTCAGTCTCCAGAAACGAAAAAGCCCCGCATAAGCGAGGCTGTGAGGGTGTTGGTGTTACGCGTAACGGAATGAAAAACGCCCCGTCAGTGAGGGGCGTTTAGGTGGGTTGTGCTGACAGCCAGGTCGGCGCCGGCGGCCGGTGTTCGGCGAGCGGGAATTCCCCGCCTTGCGGCCAGTCGCGCAAGAGGCGCCGGTAGTCTTGCAACTGAATGTATTGCTCTGCCGTCAACGTGGTCGACCCGCTGCCTTCCAGCTCGTCGCGGTGACGTGCTACCACGCTATCCGTCTCAGCCAATCGCAGATCCCGCCAACCACGCTCAGCCGCAGCCAGCTCATCAGCACTTGGCGGCGGCGGATCAATCGCCATCGGAAACCCGGCAGAGTCGGGGACAATCAGCTTCCCGTTGCTTTCGGCAAGCAATAACGCCTGATGCTGCTCATCGGTGATTTCTTTTGCGCCTTCTGGAACCTTACAGCCGGGACTGCCTATTTCACCGTGAACTAAAGGGTCAAAAAAGCCACCGCGGATGGCATCAATACGACAGTAATACTTGCTCATGCTTAATACCCGATTGCGATGTAGTCAAAGTAGAAAGCGGGGTTAGCCCCTCGGGAAATGGTGGCGCCAGATTTGTCCCTCCCATTATGCGAGTACGCACCGCCACCGGTTTGCCATGGCGAAAGCACCAGGGCAACACAGACATTCGGAAACGACACCGGAAATGTCAGCGGAATCGTTGCTGAAGTCGAACCGTTCGCGATATTCCCCACTTTGATCATCAGCCCCGGAAGCTGCTGACTAGCGGCAGTTGCCGCTAGAACAGCGGCAAAGTCCGCGTTTTTCGCGAGGCTGGCCGTGGACTCAAGCACAGTCCACTGGTAAGGCCCGGTCGCCACAAACTTGGCCGACTGCCCCAACTTCATGGCGTACGTCGTATTTAGCCCGCCGGACTGATCCTGAATGGTTGCGCCGCCCGAGGCGGTCACCGTTCCACCGACCGACGTACAGAACACTGTGAAACTCACACCCGTGGTTGGAACCCCAATTACGGACGGGGCCAGCAGATTCAGACTGTACGATCCAACCGAGTTAAACCAGAGAAGTGCCCCCATGTCCGTTAGCGCCAAGTTACGGGAAGCCGAAATAACCTGAAAAGATGCGTACCCGTTCAAGGCCTTTTGCACGAATTCAGTGGTTGCGAATGCCTTACTGTTATCGAACAGCGGTTGCGTAACGAAGTGCGGCCCGCTCATCGTTCCCGCGAAGCGCAGCAACACCGAGCCACCGACAAGCCGCCACTGATCCTGTAGCCGGATGAATTCAGCCGTGTCACCCAATGCCAGCAGCAACGGCCCAGTAATGCCGGTCGAGGTGTACACCACATCGCCCGCTGCCGCCACGACGTTCAGCCCGCCGACACCGGCGCAAACCAGCGTGATAGTCGCACCTTGGGCCACACCGAGCGTCGGCGGCAACGTCGCCATGAGCTGCGCCGCACTGGAAAAACTGTGAAGCCCACCGACGTGCGTGGCGGTAAGCACCAAGCTCGCGCTGTTCGTAGTGAACCCGGAAAACTCGACCCCGCGCCGTTTCAAGAACTCCGTCGTCGGAATCGACTTACTGGCGTCGAATTGAACCGGGGTTGGTGCGGTCGGGTTGCCGGCAAAACTTGGCGAGAGCAACCGGGCAAGACCGGCGGTGATGTCTTGAAACGTCAGCGGGGTCGTGCCCACCACAATCGTGCCATCCGTCACCAATTGCCAAATGGTGTCCGCCTGATTCGCGCCAACCTCGACCGCCACCGTCAGATTCGGGGTGACCTTCGCGCTATTATCAGCATCCTTGGCCCGCGTCCAGGCACCGACGGCAACGACGTAGGGGCCGTTATCCTTAGCAACCGCTTGATTCTTCACCAGAACCCGGTCGCCGGCATTCAGCGAAACGCCATCCACCACCTGCAAACCGGTCAGCGCGATGTTGGCCGTCGTGGCCGCGCGCACTGACTGCTTGCGGTCGAGCTTGTCCAGCTCTTCCAGAATCCGCGTCTCGACGAATTCCCGTGTGGCCAGCACCACGGACGGATCGATCTTCAGCGTGATGCTTGCGTTACTCGTAACGACCATGTTCATTCGCACAACCTGCGTGCGGCCCGAGCCTTGCGACAGTAGTGGCTTGAAGCTCGGCGCGCAGTTGGCCACCGCCACCAGATCACCGTCCGAATCGTACAAACCCAACTCGCGAATCCAGCGCCCGCCTTCATCGGCGGGAATGATCTGCTCGGCAATGATCACGGCCGAGTTGACCGGGTCAATTCTGAGCTGGTTTAGCGGCCGACGCCGCCACTCGTTGATTAGCTTGGTTTGGGAGGCTGAAGGAACGGGGTTAGGCGGGTTTTCAATCCCGGTCGGGTTAGCATCCCCCACGCCCATCTCGGTGATCTTCCAGGCAACGCCGAGCGCGTCGGCGTTCGCCTGCTTGGCCATCCCCACGTTCGTGAGGATCGCAAAAAATTGCGAATTCGCATCAATCATAATAAACGTCCAGGGTGTCTATGGAGTGTTCGCGACCGACCACGCCAAAGCTGCCAGTGACCTCGATGTCACGCATGACGGGTGGGTAAACGTCGATTTCGTCGCCTTCGTAGAGGGACACAGCGATATTCAGATCGCCTTTTGTTTCGAGGCTAATGGCCAGCCCGGTCAACTGACGACTGACGGGCTTGGCGTCGTCGATCAGGCGTTCAAGCTCCTGATACATTTCTTCGGTGATACCGGTGTCGAGGACTCCGACCTTCAGCGCGAAGGTGCCCGGCACGCCCTCGGGCAAGGTCTGGAACCACTCGACGATCTCGATCAGGTAGCCAAGCGGCTCGACCACGCGGCGCAATGCGCCGATGGTGCCCTTGTGCTTGTGGATGTAGTACGACGCCCTGATTGCCGCGCGTTTGGTCGCCTCCGTCCACCGGTAGTCCCAGCGATCCACCGACCATGCCCACGCCAGATGCGGCAGCAGATGCACCGGACAGGTATCAGCGTTGTATAGGTCGCGCAGTGGGACAATCGTCTTTTCGAAAAACGCGGCCTCCATGGCCCGTTCCAGTTGCGTGCTGTTGAGCGGCAGTAGACTTTTCATATCAGCCCGCCAACCTTACGCTGTAGTGCGTACAAAACGCCGCCTGCGCCTTGGTCGGGGCCAAGTCCTGCCACCCGACCAACTCAACCCGGGCAACGCCGGCAACGTGCAACTGAGCGTCAACAGCGGAGCGGGCGACCTCGACGCCCAGCCGCTTGCGTGGATTGATCCAGCCGGCCAATCGGTTTTTCGCTTCGGCCAAACTGGCATCCGCTTCCGGGCCGGCGCCGGTCATATGCAAGATGGCGTCAATCTCGTAGCGGATCACCTGCGCGCTCTGCACGGTCACCCGATCACCGACCGGTCGAACGTCATCGTCATTCAACGCAGCGGCCACTGTCCCCAGCAGCTCCGGCGGCGCTTCGCCTTCCCCGTCTAACCCCAGCACCGTTACCGTAACGTAGCAAGGCGCCGGGCTTTCAGCCGTGGCATCCGCGACCAACCCCGAGGCATTACGCGCATGCAGGATGTAGCTGTTACGCGGGCCGGCCGTAGTCAAACCTTCATAGGCCAACTGGATGCGCTCGCGAAACGGGTCGTCGTCTTCCATGACCTTGGGCACCGGCGGCACAGCCAGCAGATCCTCAGCCTGAATGACCAGGCGCGTCAGATTGACGTTGGCCCCCAAGTGATCGAGGTCGCCGCGAATGGCATGTGCCAGCAACAGCGCCTTGCCGGCGTCATTAACGCGGGCGCGATTACCGACCTTGTTGTAAGCCCCGACTTCAAGCACTTTGACCACGGGATCGCTTTCCAGCGCGGCCGTCCAGTTACCACCCATGTACCCGCGAAACACGCTCAGCCCGTCCTGATAAACCTCTTCGAAGTCCAGAGGCTCCAGCACGGTCGGCGCTGGCAGCGACGACAGATCTACGGTACTCATGCGGCCACCTCCAACGTGACGCTGTCGCCCAGGTACTTCCCGACGATTTGCAAATTGATTTGCCCGCCAATGACGGAAATGACGCGCACCTGATCCAACTTCAAACGCGGCTCCCAGCGCCCCAGAGCGCGGGCAACCTCAGCCTGTACGGCACTTTTCCAGCCTTCGTTGATGGGTAAATCGACAAACCGCCGTAGCTTGCTGCCGTACTCCATACGGTGCCGGCGACTGCCCAGCGGCGTGCTCAAGATGTCGGCAATGGATTGCCGCAGATGCTCGATGCCGGATATGGGTAGGCCGGTGTGGCGATCCATTCCGATCATCGATGTCACTCCTTGAACGGCTCGTATTCGTCGCTGGCTTTCAGGAACTTGACCGCTTCGGTGTCGGAGGCCGGCACCACGACCGTCGACTTGTCGACCGGATAGGAACGGTCAGTACCAGGTACGATCACCAGCCGCGACGTGTAGAGCTTGTCGCGGAACTTCAAGAACTCGGGCGATGAGAACGTTGAGGATGCAATTGCCGGTTCCGAGGACGCTTGCACCTCAGTGACGGTCGTATCGATCTTGGCCATGTATTTCTCCAGGCATGAAAAAGCCCGCAATGGGCGGGCTGTCGTGAATGAATTAATGCGTGTGGTGGTTACTGTTGCCGGTGGCGTCAATGATCGCGCCGGCGCTGGTGATGCCCTTGGTGACGTGCAAAGCACCTTCGATCATCACCGCCGCTTTCAGGTTGATGTTGCCGGTGGTCACGCTCACGGCGCTATCGGTTACAACCGCTTCCGTGCTGGCCACTTTAATGCTGACCGTGCCGCTCGGCAGGGTGATGGTGTAGCTCTTGGCCTGCCAGTCGTAGATCAGCGAGCCGCCATCATCAAAACGCCAGACCTCGACATGGTCGCGGTTGTCTGGTGGGGGACCGGCATTGCCATACAGGCCCGGTACAAACGTGCCTTGCGACACGTCACCGCTTGGGCTGATCAAACTGCCCTGCTCGCCCAAAGACGGTGCCCGCCAGTGCCTGGCCTTGCCCGCGGCGATGCTGTGCCACCGCACCCAAGCGCTGACCCATTCACTGCCATCCGACACGCGACATACCGGCGGCGAAGCGGAAAGATCCACCGCGACCACATAGCAAGCCTTGACCGCCCCGGCGATCATCCGGTCGTGCTGGGCACTCGCGTAGCCACTCACACACCCTCCGCAGGGACAAAGTCCTCTTTGGCGTCGTTGTTGAATCCAATGAGCAACATGCCCGGCGGCTCGTCAGGCCAGAGCCATTCCTCCGGGCCGAGATAGACTTGCTGAGTCCACTCCACCAGCCACACGGTGTATCCATCCAGGTGCGGCTGGGTCCAGTCCTGCAGCGATTGCACAAACTCGGCGGGTTCAACTGCCAACCCCCACGTCTGCGAACGCAGCAGCACCGCCAACTGCGTCGCCAATTGCACGGCCTGTTGATGGTGGTGCGGCTTGATCGGGTCAACAATGATCCGAGCCTCGAACTTGCAGACCAGCGAGGTTTCGCCGGTGCCGATATCGGTACCCGGCTCGATCTCGGCCACCTCCAGAAACACCGCTGGCAGCAACACGCGATCCTTAATGTCTGGCCAGGCTGTGACAGCCTGCACCCCCGGCAAGTGAGTACGGAGATGCTGTTCTACTGCTCGATAAAGCTGGTCAAGGCTGAAGGGTTCGTCAGACATTGCCGATCCTCTTTAGGTATTTCTGCAGCTCAAAGTTGAGTTCCTGTTTGAGGATCTCCAGCAGGCGCTCATCCGCTTTTTTTACCCAGCTTTCGAAGTGCGGTCGGGCTTGCTCCAGCGATACCTTGGCCTTGGCCAGCGGGAAACGACTACCGTTTTCGGCGACCCAACCCGAACTCGGCCCGCGACCGGGTGACACCGTGCTGTCGGGGTAGTCATCCGCGTTGAAATGCTTGCTGGCCGTGCGTATCCAGATGTCGGGTTTGTTGCCGTAGACCTTTTTGAGAAAGGCACCTTGGTAACGCCGCCCCGCCACTGACACGCCGCTGCCGCTTTGCCGCGCCCGGCCGATCCGGCTGGACTCGATGGCGTTCAAACCGAACCACAGTTTGCCGCTCGCGGCACCGCCGGAAACCGGATAGCTGCGCAACCGTTGACGCACTGCCGCTACAGCGATGCGCTCTGACCGGCTGACCGCTCGGGCGATGTGCGTGCGCAACCAGCCCAACGTTTTGTTGATCGCACGCCGATGCGCCGCCGCAGCCGCTTTCGGTACCACCTTGGCAAAGTCCTGAAACGCCTGAAAGTCTGCGGCCGAGGATTGGATGGAGATCATCCCGCCCCCGGCCGAGGGTTTGAAATAGCTACCGACACTCATGGGCGTAACCTCAGAATCAGGGCGACCAGGCCGTCACCGCTCGGTTCAAGCTGAATCAGGTCGTAGTCGCCGCCGCCATCCAAGGCAGGCAGGTCAACGCTGACCAGCATGCCCTGTTCCAGACCTTGCGAATCGCTGACGCGGATCTCGAAGCGCGGCTCGCGCAACCCGGTGTTGAGCTTGCCGAACTTGGGTTGCAGCCAGGGCGCGGCGAACATGCCGAACACTGGCTCGTCGCGACCCTCGATCCGCGCGGTATCGCCCAGCGTTTCGAACACCACCGCGTCGACCTCGGCGATCAGATCGCGAAAACCCACGGTCAGAGTTCCAGCAGGATCTGGGCGCGCGGTCGAGTGCAAAGATGCAACGGGTTCGACTGCGCCTCTCCGGCCATGCCTTTGTTGAAGGGCAGCGGCTCGATCATGCTGTAGTACGGAATGCCCTGAGTGTTGACCGTTTCCATGTAGTCAGCCGGGGCAAACACCGAGATGTACAGATCCGGCACGCCTTCGGGAACCAGCAGCGCCTTGTCGTCATGGACAAAGGAAACTCCGGCCACCTTGCCACGGTAGCGCTCCCAGATGATGCCGCCGAACTCGAAGCTTTCCCGGGCATCACCACGCAGCGCGGCCGCTTGCTGACTGTTGAGGTAGGTTTCTTTTACCGAAGGGTGGACGATGAACTTGTTCCAGAAGTTTTTACCGCAGAAGGCGCGCGAGCCAGTACTGGTCACGCTACCCAACGCATCCTCCTGCATATCCAACGCCTCGCCGCATTGAACCCGCAGCTCAGTCTCTGGATCCGCCAGTCCCATGGACATCCTTTGACGCTTCACACCGAAGCGGTCATAGAGATCCAGCAGTACGGTTTTGCCATCGGCGTCGAGGATCTGGCCATTCAGTGCGCCCATACGCTGGAATTCGTGCGTGGCGTCCAACTGGCGCCGCGCCTTAGCCAGCCGCGCATTGACCACGTCCTGCACCGCTTGAAGTTCGGTACGAGTACCGAAGGCGCGAATGCCTTGGATCTCATCCGCCTTGATGGTGAAGCGCTCAGGCAGGTGCACGGTGTTGAACGGGATCAGGTTGCGCTTGCTGGCCGCGACCACCAGGCCAGAACCACCACGCTCGCCAGCAGGCACCAGTGCCAGGGTGTCGCCGTCCTTTTCAATCTGCACGGTCAGGGTGGTAATGCCTTCCTCGCGAAACAGACCCAGAGCGCTGATGCGCCCTGGCAGGTAGGGTTGATCATTAAGTGCAGCGGTCAGCGAGGTAACGGTAAACGCTTCGTCGTCAAAAATGGCGATATCGGCCATGGGTACTCTCCAGAAACGAAAAATCCCGCACGCGGCGGGATGCATATAAAAGAACGAAACGCGTTAGCGGACGATCAGCGAATGTGCGGCCAAAGCTTTCTCGGCAGCCAGATCGAGGCCGGTCAAGTGCGCTTCGCTGACTTCGGCCAGCCGCACCACGGCGCGACCGCGACGCACCACGTCGGATTCGCCGAGCGGGCCGTAGAGAATTGCGACAGCGTTTTCAGTGCCGTCCTCTGCCGTTGGGTTGTACGGTGCGAATTCGCCGGAGGCGGTCACCAACCCGAGAATTTGTCCCGGCCACAATGCTGGACCCGCCGCGACATTGATCGCTTCACGCGAAATGGTGCCAGCGCCCTCGGATAGCAGGAATTCACCTGCGTGCATCGGTTCTTGTTTGATGGTCATGCTCGTGCTCCTTTCGCGCCGTGCGCGGTTCCAGTTTGAGCCGCTTGGCGAGCAGCCCAAATCGAGTTGGGGTCAGGTTGTTTGGTCAGCACCTTGGGTGCCGGGTCGTCCGCCAGCGGCAGACTGTTGTCGATTTCAAAGCCCTTACCGCTGGTGACAATCTTGTCGAACAGACGCGCCCGCACCGCCGGCGCATCCAGACCTGCCGCGACATACTCGGCGCTGAATTCAGGCAGCCGCGCGGCCACGCAGAGGTCGTTAATCGCCTTGGCGCGTGCCAGGCCGGCCAAAACGACCTCTTCACTTTCAAGCTGGGTGGACTTGAGCAGCGGCTCGATCAGGTTGCTGATGCCCGCAGCCGTGCAGCGCTGAGTGACCATCAATGCCAACTTGGTCGAGTCGACTACAGGCGGCACCAGCGGCGGATCGACAGGATCAAGATCCGGATCCGGTTCGGGTGCCTCGTCGAGCTGCGCTACCAACTCAGCCGGAGCGTGCTGGAACCGTTGCAAGACCGCGCCTTGACCTAGGCAGGCTTTGACCTTGATGCCGTCGCCGACTTCGTCTGCAAGACCAAGAGCCACTGCTTCGTTGGCAGTCAGCCAGGTTTCGGCATCAACCATTCGCCGCAGCTCGGCCTCATCGATGTCGGGCGCCTTGGCCTTATAGGCCGCGATGATCGCCTCCAAGGTTTGATCCAATACGTCAGCGACCCGGCGGAAGTCCTCGGCGCCCCCGCCTGCATAGGTGTATGGGTTGTGAATCATCAACATGGCGTTCGCCGCGATGACTACGCGGTGGGCACCGCACACAGCCACACTGGCGGCACTCGCCGCCAGTGCATCGATCCGGCCGGTGCAGCGCTCGCCCAGCCGCGACAGCGCGTTGTGCATGGCCAGCCCGTCGAACAGGTCACCGCCGATACTGTTGAACGCGGCGACCACCGGCGACACACCGTCGTCCATGGCGCGCAGATCCTGCACGAACTGATTGGCAGTAATGCCCCACGCGCCGATCTCGCCATAGACAAAGACTTCGATCACTCGCTCGGTGGACTCGCCGCTGGCATGAACGGCGTACCAGGTCTTGTCCTTAACCTCGACGCGTTTGCCGGCGCGGTTGTAAATACGCGGTTTCGCGCGCTTGCTCATGGTTGCTCCTTGTCGTCGGTGTCTTCGACGGCATCCAGGGTGTTGTAGTTGAGGCCCAATAAGGTGGCGCGTGCCAGATCAGCAGCGTTTTCCAGATCGACCGTTTCGGCGTCGTAGCCAGTGCGCAAAACCATCTCGCTACGCGACGAAAAACCGGCTCTAACCTCCATCGCTCGCGCCTGCACGTCCTGTACTGGCTGGATGTAGGCCCAGCCTTGTGGCACCCAACGGGTACGCAGGTAGTGGCGGCGTTTCTGTGCGTAATCGTCCAGCACCAGGACGCCAGACAGCACCGCCATGTCCATCCACGCCGCCCGTACAGGACGGCAGAGCTGATGCACGTACACGCTGAATTGCAGTTGTTCCAGACGGCGCCGAAACTCGTTGAGCACCACCCGCAGCGCTCGGTCGTTGATTCCGCGCATGTCGCCGGTGAGGATCTCGTAAGGCGTACCCGACCCCGCTGCAGCAGCCATCAGTTGCTGCCGCATGAAGTCCGGGTAGTTGTTGCCGGCGTCTGGCGGTTTGGAGAACTCAACCTCCTCACCTGCCCCCAGTTCCTGCATCGTGCCGGGTTCGAGCGCGACCATCGGGGTGAAGCCGTCTCGGTCCAGATCGAGCGGCTGACCGGTCACCGGATCTCTGGGAAGAGGTCCCGAGTCCGGCGCCGGACGCTTGATGAAACCCGCAAACAGGTTGGCCACTTCCTGACGGAACAGCACCGCATCGTCGTAGTTGTCCAGACTGCGCAGGCGTTTGAGCACCGGCGACAATCGCGGCACACCGCGCAACTGGCCCGGTTCCACCGGTTCGAAAATGTGCAGCACCTGAGCCGCCGGCACGCGGACCAGCTGGTTGTAGACGGCGTTCAGCGAGGCTGCATCGCGCGGATGCGACAGGTACATCCAGTACGCCACCCGCTTGCCGCCGGGGGTGAACTCGATGCCGGCGCGGATGACGTTGCCGTTCTTGGTGCTCTCGAATTTGTCGTGCGGCACGAATTCCGGCGCGAGGATCTGCAGCTGCAGCGGAACGGCCAAGCCTTCATCAAGTCCGCGCGGACGCAACCGTACGAAGCACTCGCCCGAGGTTTCAACCGTGCGTGCTACCAGCGCCTGCTGGCCGTAAAAGTCGGTGCGATCATCCGCGTCCGACTCATCGACCCAATCCCCCCACAGCTCCTGCAGTAGCTTGCGCAACGCATCGTCATCAGTCGTCGGCCGAGGGGTGATGCCCGTGCCGATCAGGTTGCTGACGCGCTTGTCAATGACGTTGAAGGCGTAGGGGTCGTTGCGAACCGCCGCCCGCGAGCGCGACCGCAGATTGCGCAGGGCGGGAGTGTTGATGCTGTTGATCCCGTTGTCGGGAGCGTCCCAGCCAGTGGAGCGGCGCCCTTCTCCAGCGCCTTCGTAACTGGCCTTGATGTTGGACGGCAGGACAAATCCGTTACGGGTCAGCGTTGGGAAGTGTCGGGCCATCAGACCCCCTTTCCTGCGTGGTACAGCCGGACCACACGTGAGCGTGGCCCGGCGGCGCTGGCAAGCGACGAGCGTATTTCTTCACGCGCCTTGAGCAGTTCATCGACCGTGCGGTATTCCACGGTACGGTCGGTGTAGCGCACAGTTTTCTCACCGCGAGCAATGGCCGCCTCAACCGCGTCGAGGTGCTTCTTTGTAAAGGACATATCAGCGTCTCTTTAGATAGCCGCTGGCAGAACTGCGGCGTTGAGGGGGTGCTGCCGGTCGCGATTGTGTAACCGGTGCAGCGGGTGGTGCGGGCTGGGCTTGGCGTACAGCAGCGGGCGCCGGTGTTTGCTCAGCATCAAGTCGCTCGCCCTGAACAGGCTTGATGTTCAAGGCATCATCGAACAAGCCGGACTGGGCCAGGGCTTGTCGCACCCTGTCCCAATCGTGTTCCTGGTAACGGTTGATGCCGAGGTAATGCGCCATAGCGAGGCAGTACACCATTAGGTCGAGCGCTTCGTTGCGCTCAGCCTTGCCCTTCACCCATTCGATGCGCTTGTGCCCGCGCACGTAGCGGACGACTTTGCGCTCGGCGACGCATTGGGCGAAAAACTCGTCCGGCAGATCGTTGGCAAAGTGCAGCGATCCCGGCCCGTCGGGGAATGGATAGCGGTTGTAGATCCAGTCTTTGGCGGTGTCAGTGCCGACGAACCACAGCTCGGCGCCGTTGCGTTCGGTCTGGCCTTTCCACGTCACGTCAACCATGGACGGGCGCTGTGCAATCACCGGTCTACCAGGCTTGCTTGCGCCCTTGATGGCGAAGATGTTGCGCCAGCGGCGAACGCGGCAGAACTGGTAAACCTCATCGGTGTGATGACCGCCGGAGTCGACACCCACGGCGAGAATCGCTAGACCCACACCGCAGGGGTGCCGGTAACGAGCCTTGAGTTTCTCGTCCAGCACCGCCCAGGTGCGTTCGTCTGCCGGGTCGCCCCAGATGATCTGGTGGTCAACAACCCACCGCTCCATGCCGACGCCGAAGCCCATCACCATCAGTTCTAGACGATTGGCCTGAACGTCGACGGCGCCGGTCAGCATCAGCACACCGGCCGGCATCGTACCGAGGGTGTAGCTTTCCAGCCGCGCCCGAGCGATCAGCACTTCCGCCTTGGTCTGTTCAAGTGCGCTGTCCCATACCTTGGCCAGACGAGTGTTGTAGAACACCTGCATCAAACTCGTGTCGCCTTGGGCCTGAGCTTTCTTGGCGTCTTCAAACTCCTCGGCAAGGCCGGCCCAATCCATCCAGCCGGTCGGCGAATACAGCGCGTTGAGATGAAAGCCAACAGTTTTTCCGTCGCCACCAGCATGAGCGCGCCACTCGCCTCGAGCGAGCATGTCGCTCTTGTGGTGTTCCTCAATTAGAACGTCGCACTCGGGTGCTGCGCACTCGTAATGCACAGTTCTGAGGTCCTTGCTGTAGTGCAGCCGCTCCCATTCCAGCACCTGCATATGACCGCAGGTAGGGCATGGTACGTAGTAGTAGCGCTGGTCGCTGGATTCGAACAGGTCGGCGATCCGCGAGGCGCCTTTGATCGTCGGCGAGCTGGAGAAGTAGATCTTGGCGTTGCGACCGAAGTTGGTCGCCCGCGTCTCTGCCAGCTTGATGGGATCACCCTCCTGGCCGACGTCATTCTCCCAGCGGTCGACTTCGTCGCCGTAGATATAACGCGCCGACAGCTCCGAAAGGTTGGCCGCAGAACCGGCGGTGGTGACGTACAGCGAGCCACCCTCGAATTCCTTGGTGTCCATCGTGTTGCGTGCGTCCCGCGAGCGGGTGGACGCGACCCGCTCGCGCAGAACGGGAGTGGCCTTGATTGTCTTGCTGATCCGTCCGGAAACCCGCTTGGACAGGCCAAGGCTGGGGAGCAGCGCCAGGATGTTTGACGGCGCCATGTGGATCAGGCCACCCATCCAGTTCAGTGCGATCTGCGTTTTCATCAACTGCGAGGCCACCATGGTGATCACGCGTCTGCAAGGGTGAGCCGGCGACAGGCAGCGCATTGGCTCGCGGGCATAAGGTGTCCGTGAGGTGCGGTACTGGCCGGGCTCAGGGGCACCGGTGTCACGCGGGATTCGCATGTACTCGTCGGCCCATTCATCGATCCAGAGATCGGGGTCTGGGCGCAGTCCACGGAAATAAGCCTCACGGTACACCTCTGCACCGTCAGGAAATTCCGTGTGCATAGGTTCAGTCCGTTGTCATGGCGTGCTCAAGATCTGCTGAAGAGAGCCGCTCGGCTTCCTCCAGCGTTCGACGGAAGGTGGCGGTCAGGTGTTTTTCGATCAGCCAAGGATCGGTCATGGCGGCGAGATCGTGGGACAGCTGTGGCAGCGGCCCGAACAGCTGATCGCGCAGCAAGCGGCCGGCGTTGTAGGCACCGGTTTCGACCGCCTCCTTGGAGACCAACGAGCCTTGGGCTTTGCCCAGCTCGATCTCCGCCAACTTGGCCATGTTGTGCTCGCGCAGGGCGCGGGCCTTCTGGAAGTCGGGGAGTTTGCCGTCGACGGTAAGCACCTGCGGCGGCGCAGCCGTGGAAGTCGGCTCGGTCTGGGTGGACAGTTGGCTGTAAACGTCACGCTGAATCCGATCCTGCTGGTGTCGTTCGGCGACGGCGGCCTTGCTGGGGTCTGCGGTGTCGCGAATCAGCGCTTCGGTGGCATGTACATCAACCTGTTTGCCGTTGGGCGAAAGCACCAAACGGTTGTTGTCTTTCAGCCAGGTGATGTAACTCGGCGACCTGCCGAGCCGGGCCGCGAAGGCACTCTTCGACAGGTAGGTTGGTTCTGTCATGAGCCCTCCTTTTTCAACGTATTTCAATGAATCCTTTCAAGATTTCAATGATTGAAATTTCAGTAAGCTGGGGGCGCTCCCGCTAACACTTTCCCGCGGGTTTCCGACCCCGTACCCTCCGAATAACCCCAGGGTCCCCGGCGGTTTCAGGCTGGCCCACCGCCATTCGGCGGGACATCGCACACGCCAAGCCGCTTGGCAGCCCAGCGTTCGTACAACCCGATGGCCACATCTGCACCTGCCATCGCAGTCAGGCAACCCAAGGCGCCCGCCGTCCAGATTGTCATGCCGGCGGCGATCATCAGCATCATCGCCGACACCCCGCACACAATGCAGGCGCCGGACCGAAGTGCCAGCCTGCGCAACAATGCCCAGCCACGCGCCCCGTCCTTGTCGGCCCGCCACATCTCTCCCGATACGCCACCGACCAGAGCCAGGACGATCACTAACCAGATTGGCATTTCTGCCAGTGCTTGTTGCTCGCTTGTCATCGCCAACCCCTAAACGCAAAAACCCGGCGCAATGGCCGGGTTTGGTGGTTGGTGCGTGCCGCTCTCTGCGGTCGCACCTATCGAAGATGACTACTTTTTACAGGTCGATTCCGGTGGCAGCAACCCAGGTTTAATGCCACCCGGTGAATAAGTGGTCAATGTGGTGTGAACGTCTAGCGAATGTAAGCGAATAACTCACCACGGCATTCTGTTGTTTCGGCGGCGTCCCATCTGTCCCACCTTTTAGAATTGAGGTGGGACGCCTGAGAGCGCCTAGATTCGGGGCTTTGCCCCACCGTCCTACTTATTTATCTATTTTCTCGTGTAAAGAGAGAAATTTATAAACACGCTTGCGCGTGAAGCGCGCGTGCATTGTGTCTGCTACGCATATGCGGGCGGGTGACGTTGCAAGGTGGGACGGTGGGACAGCCCAGCAAAGACAAGGCCCGCACCTGTCCCACTACGTCTAAACATAGTGGGACAAGGCGGGCCGGTGGGACAGCAACAGCCGGACGAAAGCCTGGGGTCACGCAGCCATCCCCATCATTACGCCGAAGATCTGCAGGTGTGCCTCATGCAGGCGCTGGTAGTACGTGTCACGGCCACAACCGCAGTGCGCGTACCGCAAGCGCATATCAACGTCGAGCGTGCAGTAATGCTCCCGCACAACCGTCACCAGCTCAGGCGGAAGATGCTTGTTCACGATCAGCTCGATGTCGAGAGAACTCTCCAGCGGCGCACGAAAGGCCCGCCGTCCACGAATCAGTTGCCCATTGCTCTCCATCATCATGGCAACCATGTTCCCCCCAGCAAGCCCCCCTTTCGAATGTTCGGAGTGCAGCTCCTGCGCCCACAACCGAAGCAGCGAATCGATCTCCTTAATCACCGAAACAAGGCTCCTCTGAAGCTTCTAATTCCAAGGCAGGCGCCTTCCCCCAGTCCGCTGGCTTTTTGTAGCCCCACAACCGCTGCCGACTCTTGGTCATTGCACCGAGCCGGAAACGTCTCCAGCCCAACCGATGCAGGATTGCACCGACACGCATTTGCTCCGGCTTACCCCAATGTCCCGGGTCGAGCTTGAGAGCCTGAGTCAGCACCTCGCTGCCGGTCGTGGTCTCACCAATCTGCGACTCTTCCAACCAGGTCAAGATTGGTGTTTCCCATTCGTCCACTACGAAGCGCTCGTCCTGCTCCTCCGCGAACAATGCCGCCTCATCCAGCGTTACCCACCAGAGGTCGCCCGCGTCGTAGCAGAAAACCGCCTCGGCCCAAAGCTGGTCGCGGATCGAGCGCAACAACTCCAGATCCACTTTGGTACATGCCACCGGCCAATAACGGCGGTTACCGGTCGCGTCCTTGAGGTATTCGTCCTGGTTCGTCGTACCCACGAAAACGCACTGGCGCGGCACGTCCATGGTGCGACGGCCGTAGCTCTCGCGATAAGTGTCCGTGGACGCCGAGAAAAACTGCTTGGCCTTGGTACTCTCGGCCTTGTTGAAGCTGTCCAGCTCGCCCAGCTCGACAATCCACTTGCCCCTGATCGCCTGAAAGCCGTCCTTGTCGCCCAGCGCGAACGGCGTATCCATGAACCACTCGCCGCCGAGAATGCTCATCGCCGTCGACTTACCTGCGCCCTGCGCACCCTCAAGGATCATCACCGAGTCAGCCTTGCAGCCAGGCTTCATCACTCGCGCCACGGCCGACAACATCCAGCGCTTGCCAACCTTGGACGAGTAGTCGGTGGCCTTCACACCCATGACATCGGTGAGCCAGCTTTCCAGACGAGGCACGCGATCCCATTCGAGCTTGCGCAGGTACTGCCGCACCGGATGAAACGCATGATCATGTGCGACCACACTGACCGCCTCGATCACATGGGACGCCTTGACCCGAAGGTTGTATTGCTGCGCGAGCCACTTCATCACCCGCACGTCATCGATATCCGCCCAGTCTCCCGTGCCGCCGCCATAAGGCGCCGCACGTAGCTTGACGAGCTTCGAACTGAAGGCGCTGTAGCTGATGACCCCAGCCCAACGTGGATCATTGGCCAGTATCAATTCAACGTTCTGCATGTGTGCGATCAGAGCGCCGCTATCGCTGCGAGCTAGTAGATCTTTCCAACCACCTGCTGCCGGTGGCTTGACCACAGCCAATACCTGACGGCGCACCGCCTCCAAACCCTCGGCGACATGCAGATCGTTGAAGTCGGTCCACTTCACTTCCCGCTCACTGGAGAAGATCGGCGCAACCACTTGGCCACCGACGATCAGTGCCGCGTTATTGGCCTTCTCTTCACCTGGGTTCCAGGCGTCGCCGTTTGGCTTCGTGGTCTTCCAGTCATCGTCCCTGCAAATGATCAGAGGGCAACCGGCAAACCGCTCGCGCATGGCCTTACACACGGCCAGCAGGTTACCCGCGTCGAATGCCACCGCCACGGTCAGCGAAGTCGCCATGTGCAGGCTGGCGCCGGTGGCGTAGCCCTCACATACCAGCACTGGATCACCTGGCTCAGCATCCGGCCCGATAAGGTGGAAAGCACCCTCTTTCGACATCCCGTAGGGCCAGTAGGACTTGTCCCGACCGGTATCTTCCTGTTTGCTCGGGTAAATCACCTGAAGCCCGACGATTTCGTCCCGCGCATTGCTCATGGGAACCAAGACTGCACCTGAGCGCGGCGCGTAGCGAACCCGGAAACCGACAATCTGCTTGCGGTCCAGATACTCGCTGCGACCCTTCTCCGGCATGCGCTGGAATAAGCCGCCCGCACGCTTCGCCGCCCGGCGCGCCGAATTGGCTACCACCTCAGCAGCACGACGTTTGCCCTCCTCCTGACGGGCGCGCATAACCTCGCGTTCTTCGGGAGACATCCGACCGGCCTTAACCTTGATCTTCTGCGTTTCGCCCGAACGCCAATCGCCGAATGAGCCGAAAATAAGCGTCTCGCCTTTCTCGGTGCGATGTTCATGGGCGACATACCAGCCGTTTTTCTCTGAGCCCTTATCCTGCGCTGTCTTGCACCGAGTGAGCTTACCGAACACCAGCGGCTGCGCTGGTAAAAGGCCGTAGTCCGCGAACTGCGCCAATACTTCATCGAGCATGACGAGCTCCCTTCAATTCCACGAGGGAAAGACAATCCACACAATGCGTGCAGCCAGGCTGCGCCACACGGCGCGCTTCAGGAATTGGCTCATCGCACTCTTCGCAGAACTGAAACGAGTGCGCCGCCAAGGCAGGTTTGGCGGCGATTCGACGTGCTGCGAGCGCTTGGTCGACACGCTCTAGAACCAGATCATTAGCGAAGTCTGCGATGTCAGCCATGGTCAGCACCTCGCGTCGTCTGGTTGACGTAGGTGGCGCGGTTGAACAATCCGAGCAGCCCCTGAATCCCACGGAACACCTGCAGACGAATCGCCGCCAGTTCTTGGTCGGTGACGACGCCGTCACCGATGCTCTTAGCCCAGGTCTCTGCCAGATCCGCCACTTGCCGGAAATACTCCGCGATGCCGGTCGTCAATGTCTCGGGCATGTCGTTGGTGTAGGCCTCAGCCAGTTCCTGCCAAGTCGTGTCGCCGACCAGCGCATGCACCGCATCCAGAATGCGGCGATCCTTAGTCAGTTCCAGGATCTCGCCAAACTCTTGGATGTTCACGGTGTGGCTTGGATGGGTTGGGGAAAGCTTGTGCTGCAACGTCGTGGCGTTGCGGCCAGTGGTGGCTGCGATAGCAGCGGCGCCGCCTGGGTAGTCGCGTGCAGCGTGATAAAGCGCAAGATCGAGCGGCAGGACTTCCCGCTGGGCTCGATCTACAGAACTCAGAGCGATTCGGCTCATGGCATTAATCCTTGAATGTTGCCAGTGCCGCACGACAGGCAGTAGTGATACATTTGTCGTGTGGCTTGATAGGCCCAAACGCCGGCGAGGTCCCTATGACCAACACCGGCACCGTGCCGGGGCGAACAATCCGTTGTTCACCCCTGGCGCAAAAGCTGCCAGCTCTGTGGTGGAAAAGGCAGCAACACCAAAGCTTCCGAGCTCTGGAAAACGCGAGAGGAATGGGCGGTTTTGCATTTGGTTTGCCCGCCAATCCCAATCGCGGCCCGACAGCGCTGTGGTGGTGCGTGTCGGGAGGAACTGGGCGACCCTTGGGTCGCCTTTTTTCTAAGCTACTTTTTTGAAATCTATCTCTGGCGGAAAGACATCATCAAGCGAGCATTTGACTCCGAGCTGATTCAACGCAGCCGTAATTGCACGAGATTCTGCAAGTCCAGCTATACGCCGTCCGGACTCATAATTGCTAAGCCGTGTCTGCGTCCATCCAAGAGTCGAAACCAAATCCCGCTGCTTTATACCCGCCCTTTCTCGATGGTCAGCAATCCTGTTCATAACGACCTCCTATAACTGAAGCGCAGAATAAACACGATTCGTGATTTTTACAACACGCAAAGTGCGATAAATTTATTTCAATGCGTGGTAAAAAATGCAAATGAACACACTCGGCTCACGCATCAAATCACTTAGAAAAGCCAAGGGTATGAGCCAGAAAGATCTGGCCCTTGCCTGTGGCTGGGAATCACAATCTCGCATAGGTAACTATGAGAAGGACCAACGCCAGCCCAACCTTCAGGATCTAGGGAAAATTGCTGCTGCCCTAAAAACGTCGCTCACACAGTTGGTCAAAGATGTCGAGGGGCCGTTACCTCACCTATCTGGTGATGCGCACGGCAATATTTACGACATCAGATATCCTCCTCGACTCAAGAGCAGCCAGAGCGAAGGATTGACATCGGCAGGACAAGCGAAAACAGGGAGTGTTCCGGTGGTTGGAACCGCACAGCTGGGCAATGAAGGATATTTTGAAGCGCTTGATTTTCCTCCAGGCCACGGCGATGGTTACTTAAGTATCCACAGCGATGACCCAGATGCCTACGGATTGAAGGTTACCGGCGACAGCATGCTTCCCAGGATCAAAAATGGTGAGTACGTGCTGATCGAACCCAACAAGAACTACTTCAGCGGCGATGAGGTCGTGGTAAGAACCACAGAAGGCCGAACGATGATCAAGGAGTTCATTTACCTGAGAGATGGGATGTACCGCTTGGATAGCGTGAATGCCGAACACCCACCAATTCATATCGCCGCGGCCGACGTAATTGAGATCCACCTGGTCGGCGGCATCCTAAAGTCCTCTCGGTTTTTGCACGCGCCGTGAAAAATAATCACATAACGTGTTGACTTAAAAAACACACTGCGTGATATTTGCCTCACTCTCACACCACAGAGCGAGGCATCATCTATGCAAACCAGTGCAACCCTCCACGTCCACCCGGCGTGCATCAGTAATAAAAAGATGATCGAGCAGCTGCAGTCCATCACCGGCTGCTTGGTCATCATTCACAACAACAAACCGAAGCTTATTGCCAAGCCCCAAGCCTCTCCATTTGATCCAAATGGCGGAGGGCACGCGGCATGAGCAAATACCGAATCGACAACCGCACCCTGCAGTTGCTCAAAGCTCAGGTCAACCTGACCGAAACCTTCAATCATGTCCTACGAACCGCTCCCACGCGCGAGTGCCTTGCGTTCCGCCTCAAAGTAGAACGGGGCGCAACTGAGACCGCATTCAGTGTCGAGCTGGGGACTGAGCGTCACACGCTGACCCTTCCAAGCGACAAGAAAACTCACCTTAAGCTGGCCGACTTCATTGAAGAGATCGCTAACGGACCTTTCGATCCGAGCAATAGCAGCGATCCGGTTCATCTCCCGCATTCCAGCCGCGTATACGGCCGCTTTGAAACCCAAGACAAGCAGCGCGTGCTTGAGCTGGTGCGCACCGGCGGCGTGCTGAGCCTCGACATGGGGTTTGATCTCCCCCTGCACGTTGCCATTCACCGCACACACACGCGCCGAGGAGCGACCATCATCCTGAGCATCGGGAACAAAAGCCCCAACACCCGATGCTTCACCGTGAGCGACACCGATGCCGAGATTTACCTGATGGTTATCGAGTCCATCAACCATCTCGCGGCCGCAGCAACACCTGCCGCACATGCGGCATGAGGTGGACGACATGGAACGCACCCTCGCCCAAGCAGCCTCGCAACTAGGCCTCACACGTCCAAAGCTGATTGCACTCATGCGGGAAAAAGACCTGCTTAAGGGCAACCTGCCGGCTTACCCAAAACGGGACAAAGAGTATCTGCGGGTCAAGGACGGCACCTGGTATGACGAAAAGTACGGCTTGCAATACAGCCAGTCGACGCGGGTCAAGCAAGCCGGCATTCGTTGGCTGGCTGAAAAACTCGGCATCGACCTACCTGAAATTCCGGCAGATCGCCGTGACGTGGCCTAGGGAATACGCCCGACAGATCATCGCAATGCGGACACGAGAGGAGCGCAGTGCCGCGCTCCTTGAGGTGCCCGAGAATCTGCGGGAGTTGACCAAACGCCATTGCCTGAACGCCTGGAACCATCCAGCAAGAAGCAAACGCAAGGAGGCCACACAAAGCCATGAGTAATGCAGCCCAAGCCCCACTGCGGCTACGCCCCGCTCCTGAATCCACGACCATCGAGCTGCTGTACCGCACCTTCGGCGATGTGCTGATTCCGCTGGAGGCCGTGCGCGAAAAGTATTTCCGCAACCTCAACGAGCAAAAGTTTGTGATTGAAATCAATAGCGGTCGGATCCAGCTTCCGATCACCACACTGGACCCGAGTCGGAAAGCGCCCAAGTACGCCCACATTCGACACGTTGCATCGCTCATCGATATCCGCGCCTACCAGGCCGACGAAGACATGCAGAGCCAGCAAGACGAGCCAACCGAGTAAGCCTTATCTCAAGGACTGCCACCACCAGTCCGACACTGAACCAGGAGCAAACCAAATGACTGCAATTCAAATCTGCGCACTCATCGCCCTAATCATTCTGGCCGGACTATTAGTCTGGGCCGGCTACATCATGGGCCGTACCGACGGCATGTCCGCTGGCATGAAACAAAGCGACGACATCCTGCGCGCCGAAAGCGCCAAGACCATTAGCGAGTTAAGAGCCTCCCTCAAATTCATCAAGGCTGACCATGCCCACTTGGCGCAATTCAGCAAACGCCTTCAGCAAGCGTTGACGCTCGGCAATCCCGAACGCCAGACGCTGCTCGAAATCGCCGAAAAGCTCCGCATTGCCGCCGATACGTTCGCCGCCTTCCGCACGGGGAAAAAACTCGAACGCGAAACCCGCGCCCTGATCGACCAAGCGCTCGCCATGGCCGATTTACTGAAACCCGCCGAATTAACAGGCCTTGCAAAGGTTGAGGTGTTTCCTCTTCGTATTGCTCTCAGCACGGACGATGCGGAGAACGCTGCCGTTTTTTTCCAACAAGAACACCAGGCTATTGCGACCGCTGCGCAATCGAGAGGTGCAGCATGAGCTGGATCCTCACCCATACCGGCAAGCGCTTTGATTTGCTTGAGCCGGACGCCGAAATGATCGATCCGCGAGATATTGCACACTCGCTGGCTCATTTGTGCCGCTTCAACGGCCACACCCGCGAGTTTTACAGCGTGGCTCAGCACAGCTGCATCGTCGCCGACCTGGTGCCAGAAGAACACAAACTTGTGGCCTTACTCCATGACGCTCCCGAGGCGTACTTGGGCGATATGACACGGCCACTCAAGCAGTGGATTAGTGCCTACCAACACTTCGAGGACTGCATTTGGTGGCGCGTTTGCGAGCGGTTCGACATCGCCCCAGAACTCCCGACCTGCATCCATCAGGCCGACCTGATAGCACTGGCCACCGAACGTCGCGACCTCATGCCAACCGAACCGGCTATCTGGGATTGCTTGGTCGGCATTGAACCCATGGTTGAAACCATCCGTCCGTGGTCTGCCGCAGAGGCGCGCAACACTTACCACCAGCGCCTGATGGATCAACTTGCTATCGAACATCGGAGGAAAGCGGCATGACGCACTCACAGGACAACACGCAAATGCAGGCCGCTTTGCTTCGCGATGACAGTGGGATCGACACGCCTGTAAACAACAGTCTCTGCTGCGCAGCAGCAGGCATTATTGCTTCTTCCAGCGCCACTGCAGAGGTACTTATACCCCACGAAAAGCTGCGCGAGGCAGCCACACCCAATGCAACGCTAATCGCTCAGGATCGCCCGCCCGCGCAGCCTGCAGTGGGGTATACGCACCTTTCTGGAAACGATGGATATCAGGCGACAGACACCCAAGATTTATGGACAACTGATTCTTTTGAAGACTGTGTCGCCGCTGCCTTAATTACCTGTTTTGAGACCAGAATTAAAAAAAGTAAAGGAGCGGGTCCTAACACGCTTACTAATGAGCGATTGAACCTTATCAGACGGATCGGGCCGTATATTCCGAGCAACGACAGAGTCATCATCGCGCCCAATACGACGTGCGTTGGAGATTGGGAGTTTGATGTCATCAATGACCCTATGCCTTCGATTGGATGCATTGGGTTTACGAGAACTCATCAAGCCCGGCCCGATGAATATGGCGGTTTCTTTCAAGCCACATATATTCGGAAAGTCACCAACTTACCCAAGACTTGGTATAGACGGTCAGGTGGACAGTTGTATGAAATTATAATTGCCGCATCGGAAAATGAATTTGTAGAAGGTGAGCGATCATTCTTTTGCATAACGAAAGAAGGCAAAGTGGTTGCCTGTGATCAACGCTTTGAGCTATCTGATCGATACAAAAGTAATCATTATTTCACCACTCCCGAAAAGGAGCTCAAAGATCGTGAAGCTAGGGCTTCAATCGCTCTGCAATTCATAGCCGATAGCCGACATTGCTGGACTATAGAGGCCCGCGAATCCAACTGCCTCGCCCGCCTGGGCTCAATGCCCGAGCAAATTAAATCCTTGCTGTACGCGAGATCAGTTCCACTAACCGAGACAGGACGAAAACGACCGATACTACACCTGGTAGCGGCTCATCAACGTCGTTTAAAGAACGGCATTGATATCGACATAACTGGATTTCTTAGGGGTGTTCAAACAGTCGAGGTGGGTGGAACATGTTTTACTGTAAGGCCCGCACCAGCATTAATACCAAATCTATCTGCGGCCAGCAGAAGAAAAGTGGCTATTCACGAGGAGATTGAATGAATACTTCCTTCATTCTAATGGCCCAATACAATGGCCGGGCCATTATCCCACTTGAGCAGGTCTGCAAGGATTACTTCACGCACCTGACGACCGATATGTTCCAGCGCAAGGTTATGGCAGGACAGATCAAAATCCCGATCACACGGCTGGAGTCGAGTCAGAAAAGCGCTAAAGGCATCCACATTGCTGATCTGGCAGCCTACCTTGATCTGCAACGGGAAGCTGCGGTGAAAGAGTGCAACCAGCTCAACGGGTACCGCCGAGCCAGTTAAATCACTGCTTACCCCAGGCGCCCAACTTCACGGGCGCCTGAATTATCCTCTTTAACCACGGCCACTCGGCATAGTGGTCACCTCGCCCGCGCAGATGGGTATATCGACGCAATGAATTCCAATCACGATGCCCAGACACACTGGCCACCCGCGGAATATCCCAATCTATCTCAAACAACCGACTCACTCCGTCGTGTCGCAGATCGTGGAAGTGAAGATCTTCGATCTCTAGAAACTTGCACGCCTTCGCCCAGGCCGTGGAGATCGACGAAGAGTTGTACGGGAAAATTTCCCCACGCTCTTTTGGCATGCTCTGCAGAATTCTCCAGGCTTCGTCGGGTAGGTGGCACCAAACATCATTGCCAATTTTCTGCCCGGGGTTTTTCATATCTCTCACCAGCACCCGCTGATTCGACTCATCGACGTCCTCCCACTGAATTCGGCTTATCTCATCCTGCCGACGCGTGGAAAAAATCGCGAAGCCAATCACCTTCAGCATGTTGATCGAACTAGGCCGACGCTGCTGCATGCTGACGAAGTGCTCCAAAAGTTTATCCAGCTCGTCCTTCGTTGGACGACGATCGCGCTCCCGGCTCTTCATGTTGTAGCCGAGCTTCCTCAACACCTTCCGAGCGTCCGGCATCGCGTGAGGGTCTACCTCATACCCCCAAGCGGGACGCGCAATCGAAAGGACAGCCCCAAGGTGCGCCAAATCGTTGCCAGCCGTCTGCGGCTGGACGCCGCCGCCCTCTTTACTCATTCGCCAGAGTGCAAAATCCACCAATCGTTGACTGTTGATAGCCGAATCAACGGTCTGGCCAAACTCCGTCGCCGCGATAGCATTTAGAGTGGCTTCCTTGGTTTTACCCAACGGCCGGACTTTCTCCATTTCATCCAGGTACTGCTTGATCATGTCCTGAACGGTGACGCCCTTGCGGTTCGCCCGCTCAATCGCACCAGGCTGATCTAGCTCTGCCTCACGTCGCCGCACCCACGCTTGTGCCGCCTGTTTCCGGGCGAAGGTCTGGCTCTCTTGGTAGACTTGCACTCCATCGCGAAACAGGCGTATCTGTGCCGTGTAACTGACTGAGCCATCGGTGCGTTTTCGTGCTCTGATCGTTGCCATAATCGACTGGTACAATTCCGAAAGTGATTGGTACAT